AATGTTCTTGGATATTAGATTCAAGTATTGGCCTGATACGTTCCATGACAGGATTGGCACCATTCATCGGATCTTGCAGATAGGCCATTTTTACCTGGATATGAGCATCATGATTCTGTCCTGGAAAAGCTGCAATGGGAATACCCTTGGTAGCTGCCATTATGTCGGATACAGGGTCCATCGGCTTTGGTTCAATCTTGGGTGGAAGTATCTCCTCCACATTTGGCATGTTGGCTGCATTAAGAATCGTTCTATTTAGTGCTTCCAGATTAAACATACCGGGAGGTGATTGCTGGGCCATTTGCAAGGCCATATTTGCCATCATCATGCGATGTGCGTTACTAGGAATGTTAGGATCACTGACAGGAACAATATCTATACGTCCGTCGAAATCTCTTTTGAATATACTACGATCTTCATAGGGAACATCATAAGGATATTCTGAGGGAAGATAGTCATAATCAATCCTGGCAAGAATTCTGAATTCATCCTTTTGAGACTTATGAAGTCTTTTATGAATTGCTGTGAAGAACTTACTACTGGCTTCTAGTAAAGCCATAGTCGTTCCAACGGGTCCATAGGAGGCAGCATCAGAGATAACCTGCTCTGTGCTGTCCGCAAACTTCTGACCAGCAGTAGCTACGAAATTCAGCATCTGGAATAGAGTCGAGGAAGGCTCTTTGTAGGGAAGGGGAACAATAGCCTTTGATAAATCTATACCAGTTGCTTCAACCTCCTTGAACTCGCCGGGAGAGATAGGATCATTGTCACCAACCATCCTCACTCCCTTGGCCTTAAACCCTCCCGGTAAATTGGCAAACTGACCGGCATCTATCAAGGAACGCATAGCTGCCGTTGCACTCATTGTCAAGTTACCCAGAAAGTGAATAAGACCCAGGCCATAGAAACCAAAGCCCGGAACAAATCTATAATGCACAAAGTGACTTATTTTTTCTTTGTTCGGGTCATCTTGCTTATAGTTTCTACGAATACTAAGCACTTGTCGGGACTGTTGTTCCACTGTTACAATATAAGGAAAAGCTTCATCTTCTTCTTCTAGATTAAGATAACAGTGTTGTTCCAGTAGAACATATTGTGGATCATTATCTGAGGATGGAGACAACCCAATAATAGTATCCATCTTCTCAGAGAAAGCCGTCATAGTACCTACGGATGGAGTAGGCAGATCTACATCTTGATAAATACCAGCACGAATATCTCTATCCAGTTCTACAGGACTCCGATAAATAACATGTGTATAACGATCTGCATTACTCAGATCAGTTGCATAATAAGATATATAGAACTGATCTATAGGAATAAATTCTGATTTAGGACGTTTGACTGTGGCATCATAGTAGAGTTTCTTGAAGGAAGACCCAATCAAAGGTAGATGGAATAACATCCTTTCAAACTCATCGAAGTATTCCGGCATCTGCTCCGTAAGCTGATAGTTCATAAAGTTCTGAACACGATTGGATTGCATCTCTTTATCAGGAGTAGACTTACCGAAGATCTGTGTCTTGACTGGACCTCCCGTAGGAAAGAGTTCTCCAGAAGCTTTGGATTGGAATTTAACAGCCGATTCAATCAAGAGAGGATGGACAGCCGTGCAAGCACCCTCGAATGGTTCCGATCCCTGCTCAAGTTTAAGACCTAGTAGATCGAATCCCCGCTCGAACATGGATTCCCAATCAGCTCTGGAATCCTTGTCAGCTTCATAATTATCTATGACATCATTGGCAATACTGGCTAGGTCCGACTCATCCAGAGTTTCTGCCATATCACCATACCATTCAGCAATATCTTCTGAAGCTTCCATCTCTACCGATTCTGAAAAGTCTACAATGACCCCACCATCGGTAGGATCAACCTCAAAGGTAGCGTTCTCAGTCTCTTCTATGTCAGGCATAGGTATGACATTACCCATTTCTTCCGGTATCATTTCATAGGGATTGCGTTCTGTTGCCATCTAATTATGTCCTAACCTATCTGATTCATTTTTTCTAGGTCTAAAATCGCTTTTTGTTCGTCTTTAGTAAATTGTTTCAATAGTTTCTTTTTTTCTTTTTCATCCTTTTCTTCAAAGTACTTCTTCATACGACCTAACTTTTTAAATTCTTCTGGCTCATCCTTTTTTCTTTTTTGCTTCTTTAATATTTCAGGAAGTGACGGTGACTCGGTGCCAGCTAGCCGAGCTTTTTCATCAGCCTTTTCAGCTTCTCTTGTCTCTCTACTTAAGGAAGGTCCATAATAACCTGTTAATGAAGCTAAAGCTGCACCACCAGCTATTTTATCTTCTATCCCTTGTATTTCCATACCATGTTCACCACTACCCCCCATTCTTTGAGCAAAATTAATTGCACCTAAAAGAGGTATCCCTCGTCTCATGAACCCAGCGATACCGTGTATAAAACTCATAAATGGATCATCATACTTATCAGGATCTACAGTTTTCCATCCTTTTTCTGGTTTATCAATCTCTAGCCAACCTGCTGCACGTCTCATTTTATTTTCTTCTTCTAACTCTTCTTCTTCTTTTCTTCTAGCTTCTATCATTTCCTGTAATACTAATTGTTGAGCATGAAAATAACTTTCAGGAGCTTGTGGGTCCATAATACCCATAGCACTACTAGGTATACCAGCTTCTGCTATATCCATATATTCCTCGTAAGTTTTTGGTGCTCCAACTCCATGTACAGTTTGAGTCTGAAAAGCATAAGCTAGAGGATTAGGATTCCAAAACTCCCAAGTATTCTCCTCATCTTTTTGACTACCGAGAGGACCGTACCAATCTATAGTTCCATCTTCTCTCTCAACTCCAAAGAATGGATTGTCCGTTCCGGTATTTTTTTGCAGATCCGTAATACTTGGAATATTTGGAGAACCTGCTATTTTTTCATGATCTGTTTCACGAATATCTATACCTACTCTAAATACTGGAGCCTGTGTCCAGTAGTAACGATTTAATGCATCTCTTGCTGCTTTTTTAGCAGCCATTTCAGCTTCTATATATTCTTTATGTGCTTTAGGATCTTTAACTCGATCAGGAACTTTACTACGCTCCTTTTTTGCAGAAGCACTCCATTTAGCATCTCTTTCTTCTTTTTTAGCTTGTTCTTGAAGAGCTTCTAGTATTGCCGCTTGCCCTCGAGCTTGGTCTATTGTTAAAGGTCCGATAAAATCAAGGCCACCGGGAGGCGGCGATGGTGGAAGACTGGCATATCCAGGACCAGCAGGAGCTAATAAACCAGATTCTAAACCAGAAGGATTAGCTTGTACTTGTGGACTAATAGGTACTGCTTCAACTATATCTTGACTATCAGAACTATCTTCGCCATCACCCGGATCACTCCAAGATTGTCCAAAACCAGTCGCACCCTCCTCATCACCCATATAATAAGCAGGAACGCCATTGATATTCTGGCCACTACCACCTAGTTGTTTCAGGAGAGAAGCTTCATCAGAATTAATATAGGCAAGCCTGTGTGGTTCCCCACCAATATCTATTCTCTTTTGTACGGAAGATAGACCACCTCCCCCAGCCATACTAAATATTTTGATTGAGGTTTTTTCTTCTTCTTTAGGTTTAGACAGTTGAGTGGCTCGACATAACGCCGTATTGAATGCGTCAGACATATTTAATAATTCCCCTTCCTGGTCATGCTACTATTATAGCACATCTTTCCCAGTTTCCCAAATTTTTATACATTCCAGTATGTGGGAGCTTTCTCTCTGGGTCTCTCATCGTATTCAGGATCGTCAGGATGCGTAAGATGCCAAGAGTCTTTCATGTAATTTACAGCCATTGTGAGGGCATCTACCTGATCATCATGAGCTGCATTGGGAAATCTTATTAATTCTTCTATGAGATCATCTGCCCATTTCTTGCCTTTGGGTATCCAGAGACGACCGGCTTCCATTATAGGTGTGGATGCATAGACTCTGGATACTTTATCCCTGTCCGGGAGATACTCCATGACGGGAAGACCAGCTCTCCTCATGTCTTGGATAAGAGATTGACCACTGGCTTTCTTCTCCACCATACATACATCAGGACGATGCTGTTCAAATAGTTTCTGTGCCATCCTGCGTAGTTCGGGATATTCAAACCTTCCCTTTATATTTCCCAGTAAAATCAAATGAGAAGCGAAATCTTCATAGCCTTTATTATCCTGATTGTACTGATAGAAGATACCCCATGTTTGTATAACACTATAGTCAGCCGTAGTCTTGGTAGAGAAGGCTGTATCGAATGTTTGAATGATAAAATCACAGGCGGGAGGTTCAGCCTCATCCCAGTTCTGTAACCACTTTTTCTTTATTAGGCCACCCTCTTCCGGGGTTGGATCTTGCATATATAGAGCATTCCAATATCTAGCTCCGTTACTTGCTTTTATTTCATTTTCGTCTATTTGAAGAACTTCACTGGGTTTCCACTCCGGGAAGTAACTTGAGCCGACCGGAAGATCCAGAAGATCTGAGGATTCCTCATCTATCCAGGCTGGTATGCGAACGACATCCCAAGGAATAGTCTCATAGTCTGACATGTCCTCCTGTTGCTTGAGAAGCCATCCACACAGATCATCATAGTGATACCGAGTATTAATGATAACAATTGCTCCTCCCGGCATAATACGAGTTCTAAGTCCTGCCGGATACCATTCTTTTATGAATCTGCGACCAGCAGAGGAGATAGCATCTTCCTCTGACATTGCATCATCCAAGATAGCTACATGAGCACCTCGACCTGCGATTTGAGATCTGACACCAGCAGCATAGTATGTACCGTTCTGATTTGTCTTCCACTTACCAGCAGCCCTGACATCACTCTTCAGAGCAACACCTCGAAAGATCTTCTGGAATTCTTCTGTGTTTACGATGTCCCTGACAGAGCGACCGAAGTCACTACTAAGTTGATCACTATGTGAGATCGTCAGTATCTCATGTTCGGGATTACGACCTATGTACCATGCCGGAAATAGCTTGGAGCATATGACAGACTTGGAAGAACGGGGAGGAAGGAAGACCATCAACCTCTTTAGTTCACCATCTTCCACCTTCTGTAGTTTATCAGAGATGACTTCGATATGACGACCCATCTTGAAGCCAGACACAATCGTGGGAGCTACAAGCCTGACAAAGGAAAGAAAGTCATTATGACAACTATCTTCCACTTGCATCGTTAATAGACTTTGAAGGTTTATATAAGACTCAATATAATTATTATTTGTATTCTCCATAATACTATTATACACTATAAATACCTATATCGCAATAGAAGATCTAAAAAAATATAACTTTTATAGTCTTTTATAGAGCGACCTAAGTATATGACGATATACCCTTAAATTTTTAAAAATATTTGAGAGTCCTTATATATATATCTATAGAGGCGTGGGATTTTTTGCCCGCCCCCATGCATTTGATGTACCTGTTACGTTCTCGATTTGTCCGCCTTGTATGTACCTGTTACGTTCTTGTTTTGTTTCCTGGTTCGAGCCTACCTGTTTCGTATCGTCACCTATGGTTAGATAAGGTACATTTTAGCTATTTTTTTTTCGTACACCTAAAACCTGGATTTGCACCCTAACGCCATGTAAAACTTGCCATATGGCAATATGCAAATGATACGTTTGACATATGTCCGAAATTAGTTTACGGTCTCCCAATCGTCAACGTATGACGATACCTACGCTCTTACTCATTGTCTAAATGATCTACTCGCCGGACGGTGGTGATGCATTCTGTATTGCCTATGAGCACGTCCGACGCAGTACCTAACAAGCTCAATCAATTAAGGACTAAACAAATGCCCACACCTAACATCGACGTTGCTAAGATTGCGGAAGATGCAGAACTTGATATTGAGATTGCGGAAGATGCAGAACTTGATATTGAGATTGCGGAAGATGCAGAACTTGATATTGAGATTGCGGAAGATGCAGAACTTGGCAACGATCCAATCGAAGCTTCCGATGAAGATGGTTTGACGAACGAAGACCTTGCTGAATTGGAGGCGTTAGGAAACGCCGCTGTATCATCCGGCGAACGAGTTAAGAGTGCCAAACAGGATGATAGGGCTGCGAATGCAGACTGGCGTAATAAGGTCTTGTGGTGCGGTCTACAGGTCAAGACGGCTGCGGATAAGAAAAACCTTAATTCAGTTTTTCTGCGTGTGTATCCAAAGTCACAAAAACAGCGGGAAAGATTGTCCCAAATAATCAACAGTCCCGCCGTTCATCAAATGATGATAGACAATAACGGCGGTGTTAAACCCGAAACGCCAGAAGATATTGCGGAAGCGTTAGGCTACACCGACAAGAGCGGAAATGAACAAATACACACTATGACGTCTCTGTCGGACGGTAGACCTAATTCTCCAATCACGCTTGCTAGAAATGAAGAAAAACGTACGACTTCAAGAGAGAAATCGCAGGAACGGACTGACGAAGTTAACCGTAATCCTGCTACCAAGGGTGCCTACAAGCAAATATGCGATATCGCTAAGGAGCTTGTAGACAAGGAAATACTTAGCATGAACTTAGTTGACGGTGCTAATCGCTCAAAACACGACGAGTTCCTAACAACTAACGTCGAAATGCTTTACGAGATGATACACGTTGAATAAATCTCAATAAAACTATGGACGGCTCAATTAGCCGTCCATTTTTTTTGTCTTCGATTTACATTTTGCCATATGGCAATACATTTGACGGCGCACCTGGTATTCTCTATAATAGTAATCGTTGAAACAAACTTCGAGGATAACATGACAACATTAACACCAGCCTACGGTAGAGATTACACCAACGCTAAAGATGCAAAAGATGCATGGATTAAAGGCAAGGATTGGCAAATTGCCGATGTAAGCCATGCCTACGATGGCAAATACACCAGCATACGAGACGTCGAACATCTAGGTACAGTACGTCTCCGATTCAATAAACTAGCTGACTTTACCGTCGTATAAATAAACTCCCAACATGAAGGGAATGAACATGCCTTGGTCAGATACCCGACCCACATACGATCCAGACTATCATGTACCGTACAGAGTTCGTCGTTATTACGACGGCGAACGTGCTTGGTTCCACGTTGTACGAGATAAGGGGTTTCAACGTAACGTAATATTCGATTCCTTCCCAACAAGAGACGAAGCAGAACGTGAGCGCAATCGATTAAACGAAGGGAACTACCATGCGAGTAGAGTATAGCCAACGTATTGATGGCCTATATAATAAGTGGGAGAAATTCCATCCATCCATTCTACGTGAAAGCGTACCCGATCAATATCCCATGCCTACGATAGAGCACACGCCATTCGTATGGGTAGTTACTCAGGTAATAGATAGCGTACCACAAGAATAGCTATAGAGTAACCTGGAATTAGGGGCGGCTCACTCGGTCGCCTCTATTTTTGTCTTCAATCTATGCACACACGCACACCAAATCTTTATCTAATATACACACATGCATGAAAGGCTCGAGATTTAAGGCTATAACGTTATAGTCTGTCACTTGTTTGACCTGACCTACTATTTGGTTTATAATTCAAATACTTACTAAGGAGAATGAAGATGGACGATGACAATGAAGACACTAACCGAGCTATAGAAGTAATCAAAAGAATTGATTGCGAATTAATACTTGCTGCGGAAGAATGTGGTGCAGCACATACCGCAC